GGTGATTAGGAGTCCAAAGCATTTCAAGAGAGAGCAATTTTGAGACCCATCTTTGAAATATTGTTGCGTGACCCGATAACAATAAAACAATGGACAAGCGCCAGCCCAGATGTCATTTAGGGCCATATTTTCTAATATTGGGGAATGAGAATTTTGACGGAATTTCGGAACCTATTATGAAGCAGGAAAGAAAGCCCACCACAGGCGGTGTTCTTATAGGATCGTCCTACGATGAGGCCCGCACCCGCAAGATCAACGCCGAGGCCGAGATCGCTGAACTGGAACTGGCGAAGATACGCGGCACCCTATGCCTGACCGACGATGTGGTGAAGGCATGGGAGACAGTTCTTCACGCCTGCAAGGCTAAATTCTTATCGCTCCCCACCAAGGTCGCACCAGTCGTGGCGAACGAGAGCGATGTCGCTGTGGTGAAGGACCACATGGAAAATGCTATCAGGGAGGCATTGCTTGAACTCTCCAATTATCAACCAGCAATTGATCCAGTCAACACGGGTTCCGCTTCTGTCGAACCTATCGCGGGCGATGAAGCGCCTGACACCCCCGCCAAGAATGTCAGTCGCCGAGTGGGCCGACCAAGAAAGGCGGCTGGACTCTCAAAGTAGCGCAGAGCCAGGGCGGTGGGTGACTGCTCGCGCCGAGTATCAGCGCGGCATCATGGATGCTTGCTCCGATCCCCTGATTAAAGAGGTGGTTGTCATGTGCGGGGCGCAGCTTGGCAAGTCCGAGATGCTGCTCAACACGATTGGCTATCACATGGCGCACGATCCTGCGCCGATCCTGATGATGCAGCCTACCGTCGATATGGCGCAGGCGTTCTCGAAGGACCGTATCACTGCGGGCCTGCTTCGCTCAACTCCCTGTCTGAGGGAAAAGGTAAAGGATTCGAAGGCCAAAGATGCGAACAATACAACTCTGCACAAAGTATTTGCTGGGGGCGCTCTGTCTCTTGTTGGCGCTAACAGTCCATCTTCCCTTGCTTCTCGCCCGATCCGTGTCGTTCTGTGTGACGAAGTTGATCGATATCCCCCTTCGGCTGGTGAGGAAGGCGATCCAATATCTCTGGCTAAAAAGCGAGCGGCTACCTTCTGGAATAGGAAGGTAATCCTAGTCTCGACCCCAACCAACCGGAATGCCAGCCGGATCGAGTCGGCTTACCAAGAAAGCGACCAGCGCAAGTTCTTGGTGCCTTGCAAGGATTGCGGCCACGAACAGGAACTTAGGTGGGCTAACGTCCAGTGGACGGACGATAATCCGCACACCGCCTATTATAGCTGCGCCGAATGTGGCTCGATCTGGAGTGACTCCGACCGGCACAAGGCTGTGTCGAAAGGCAAATGGGTCGCGCACTGTCCGTTTAATGGCGTGGCTGGGTTCCACCTCAACTCGCTTTACTCGCCTTGGACGGTGCTATCTGACGCGGTCGAGGACTTTCTGGCTGCTCGCAAAGACCCCATGCGCCTAAAGACCTTCGTCAACACCTTCTTTGGCGAGACATGGGAGGATCAGGGCGAGGGCGTGGACGATTATGCCGTCGCCCAGAGAAAGGAAGAGTATGAAGGCATTCCTGAAGAGGTTGTGGTTCTCACTTGCGGCGTTGACGTTCAGGATGACCGTCTGGAACTCGAAATTGTCGGATGGGGAGCCGGTGAAGAAAGCTGGCAGATAGAATATCATGTCCTCTACGGCGATCCGTCCACCCCAAGCCTATGGGCGAAGCTGGATGAGATAGTCTTGGCGACCTATGAGCATCCGTCTGGCGAGCCTATGCTGATCCGCGCAACTTGCATCGACTCTGGTGGTCACCATACGCGAGCAGTTTACAATTACGCAAAGACGCGAGCGGGCCATAGGGTCTATGCGATTAAGGGCGTCGGCGGCGAGGGCAAGCCGATCCTTGGGCGTCCGTCTCGGAACAATATTGGCAAGGTTCCACTCTACCCCATTGGCGTCGATACCGCCAAAGAGTTGCACTATGCCCGTCTAAGGATAGATGAGCCAGGTGGTGGCTATTGCCATTTTCAGGCCAAGCGGGACGATGAATATTTTAAGCAGTTGACTGCGGAGAAACAGGTGATCCGCTATCATAAAGGCTATCCGGTGCGAACTTGGGTCAAAAACCGGACCCGAAACGAGGCTCTCGACGTTCGTGTTTACGCCATCGCGGCTTTTCACGTCCTCAATATTAATATAGATAGCATTGTTAAGCGGTTCTATGCTAATATCGAACGAAGGTCGGAGTCTCCGGCCAAGGTCGAAGAAGCTAGACCGCATCCGTTGGTGCCGAAAAGGGGACCGAAACGTGGCGGCTTTGCTAATAACTGGCGTTGAGGGGTAATGGCAAATCTTTTTGATGAAAGCAATGCCCCAGAGGGCGAGCCGATAAAGATCGTTGTTGGCGATTTTATCCAATGGAAAAAGACTGATCTGGCGTCTAGCTACCCGCCTGCCACGCATACTGCTGAGTATGTGGCGCGAGTGGCTTCTGGTCAGAGCAGTGAAATTAAATTACCGGCTATCGAAAGAACGTCTTACTACCTTTTCCAAGCGTCGAGCATCACAACGTCTGCGTTTGAAACTGGCTATTACCACTGGCAGCTTGAGATCACCGAGACGGCTTCTGGTAACCGGATCGTTGTTGAGCGCGGTGAGTTTCAGGCCATCGCCGATCTTGATAATAACGGTGCTGACCCACGTACTCACGCAGAGATCATGCTCGACAAGATCGAGGGGCTGCTGATTGGTCGTGCTGACAAGGATGTTTCGTCCTACAGCATCCAAGGCCGCTCGATCTCCAAAATGACGATCTCCGATCTGCTTCAGTGGCGCGACTATTACCGCAAAGAAGTCAACCGAGAGCGTAGAGAAAGTGATATTGCCCTTGGCAAGACCACTAAAACCACGATGAAGGTCAGGTTCCTATGAGTCTGTGGCGCGATATACTGGGCTTGCCTGAAAAGAACGGCAAGGTTTCAAAGCGTTCTTACCACGCTGCCAACACTGGTCGGCTCTTTGCCGACTTTTTGGCATCCAGCCGCAGCCCTGACAGCGAAATTAAGTCCGATCTTGTCACCATGCGCAACCGTTCGCGGGCGCTGGCGCGGGACGATGTCTATGTAAAACGCTATTTGACACTGCTTAAGACCAACGTGGTCGGCGATAAGGGCATGGTGCTACAGGTGAAGGCCCGTAACACCAACAACACGATGGACACCATCGGGAACCAGATTATCGAAGACAGTTGGTCTCAGTTTGGTCTAAAGGGCAATTGCACCGCAGATGGACGCCTTAGCTGGGTCGATCTACAGAAGTACGTCATTGAGGCTACGGCGCGTGACGGCGAGGCGTTCGTTCAGGTGGTCCGCAATCGTGCATTCCTTCATGGCATTGCGTACCACCCGATTGAAGCCGATCTGATCGATGAGCAGAAGAACCAGCGCCTGCAAAACGGCGGCGAAATTCGCATGGGCATCGAGGTCGACCAGTATCAGCGGCCTGTCGCTTACTGGGTCAAGAAGCGCCATCCTGGCGACTATGACTTTGCCACTGTGACGATCAATCAGTCTGAGCGGATCGACGCAAAGAACATCATTCATGTTTATGACCCGATCCGCGCTGGTCAGACCCGTGGTGAACCTTGGATGCACTCGGCTATCAGCCAGCTTAAGATGCTGAACGCGCACCGCGAGGCCGAGTTGGTGGCAAGTCGCATGGCTGCATCGAAGATGGGTTTCTTTACGTCTGATAGCGGCGAGGATGCTCCTGCGGACGATTATGAGAATAACGTCCCGATCATTGATGCAGAGCCTGGTACGTTCCACCAGTTGCCTGCTGGTGTTGATTTTAAGCCGTTCGACCCAAGCCATCCGGCTACTGCTTTCTCGGATTTCCAGAAGGGCATTCTGCGCGGGATCGCATCTGGCTTGAACGTCTCTTATGCCTCGCTATCTAACGATCTTGAGGGAACGTCTTACAGTTCGATCCGACAGGGGGCGCTGGAGGAGCGTGACGCTTATAAGATGATGCAGCAGTTCTTGCTGGATCACTTTGTGCTTCAGGCCTATGGGGTGTGGCTGATGCACATTATGGAGTTCGGTTATATTCCGATCCCAGCGTCACGCTTCCCTAAATTCTTCACAGCCAGCCATTTCCGTGGACGCGGTTGGCAGTGGGTTGACCCTCAGAAGGAAGTCAATGCCGCTGTCGAGGCGATGCATAACGGCATCATGTCGATGCAGGATGTTTCGACCCAGTATGGCCGCGACATCGAGGAAACCCTAAGCCAGTGGCAGCGCGACAAAGAACTGGCTGACCAGTTCGGTCTTGAACTGGCGTTCTTCCCATTTGGCGGCAACAAGGCTGCTAAGGGGATGGATGTCGAGGACAGCGACAGCAGTGACGATCAGGATGAGGACGATGCGCCTGAACCGACACCGGCACCGCCTCCTGTCCGTCACGAAGTAGCGCCGACCTTCATTCAGCCGCCGCCAATCGAGGTTCAGGTCAATCACACGCAACCAGCACAGGGCAAGCGTTCGATCAGGCTGGTTCGCGATGAGGAAGGCGTCTTGATCGGTGCTGAGATCGCGGAGGACGAAAATGGCGATTAACACTGCTCTCTGCCGGTCCTACAAGGCAGAGGTTATGAACGGCATTCACAGCTTGTCTGATGAGTATCGCATAGCCCTCTATACTGCCGAGGCCGATCTTGACGCAGGCACAGAAGCCTATGGCTCGGTCGGAGAGGTCGAGGGCAGGGGCTATGAGGCTGGCGGCATGGTGCTTTCTGGCATCTCGGCTGGTTTCTCCGGCGATGCAGCCACTATCAATTTTGAGCAGCCAGAGTGGCGACAGGCCACCTTCACTGCTGCTGGTGCATTGGTTTACAATGCAAGCAAAGAGAACCGCGCAGTTGCTACACTAAGCTTCGGCGGCAATGTCATTTGCAGAAATGGCAAATTTACTGTAAAGATGCCTAGCGGCGAAAATGGACTCATAAGGATCAGGTAATGCCAAACGCAATTTATCCGCTTTACAAGCAATCGCTGCTGGATGGCGATGCAAACATCGACCTCAATGATTTGACGGTTCGCGTTGCTCTCGTTGACACTGGTGTTTACACCTATAGCGCCGCGCATCAGTTTCTTACCTCGCTGACTGGCGTTGTTGGCACCGCTCAGGAAATTACCGCTACTACCGTGGCGAACGGCGTGTTCGATGGCGGTGATGTTACCTTCTCGGCTGTCACCGGCAATACCGCTGAAGCTTTGGTGATCTACATTGATACCGGCACGGCTGGCACCTCGCGCCTAGTCGCCTTCATCGACACTGGTGTAACTGGTTTGCCGGTAACTCCCAACGGTGGTAACATCACTGTGACTTGGAACGCTTCGGGCATCTTCGCCCTGTAAAGGGGTAGCCAATGGCAATTGCTAGCGTTGGCAACGGGGGGACTGGCGTAAGTGCCACCTCCTCGACCACCCTCAATGTTAATGCGGCCCGTGATATTTCAGGGACCGGCCAGTTTGCTATTCTGGTCGTTTCCTGTGACAACACCACCACAACCGACAGCGTTAGCAATGACGTTCTCTCGGTATCCAATGCTGACGGCGGCGTTTGGACCAAGCTAGCTGAGTTCACCAACGGTAATGGCGCGG